GCGTCGGCCTGCTGCTGAATCCCCGTCCCGCCGATGGCAAAGAGTTTCTGGATGCCTTCCACGAAGGGGACCACTTCCCGCGGGTCAGGGAAAGCCGCTTTCGCTGTCATGGCGATTTTTGAAACAGAATCGGCCATGCCGTCAAAGCTTCCGCGGGCGCGGAGCGCGCTCTGGTAGATCCGCTCATTCATTTCAGCCGCTTCCTGCTCCGAGCCGGTGACAAGATTCAGACGGGCCATCATTCCGGAATAGGCGTCGCTCGCCTTCATGATTTTCCCGGGAAGCTGTGCGACGAAATCCGCCGCGCTCATGAACAGATTGGCGGCAATATTGCCGATGGCAAACTGCCCCACCATCCCCTTGAGGCCGCTGGACACTTCCGACATGAGGCCGCCCGTCCTTGATGCGGTCGAACCGAGGCCGTTCAGCTGCCCTTCCAGGCGGGATACGGCCTGCGCCGCTTCTTCCTGCGAGTCATACAGCTCCTCTACAGCCCGATTCATATTCCGCAGGGGTGCAGTCACACCATCTTTCAGCGCCAGAAACTGCGTCAATTCATCCACGATGTCACCTCCTTCTCACATGGCTCCGCCGCTTCATTTTTTCGATTCGGTCTGCTTCCTCTTTCTTCCGCTTCACATCCACGGCGATGCTCGCACAGATGAACGCGCGCTCCCACACAGGAAGCGCGTTGAATGTATGCGGAAGGATGTGAAACTTCTGCAGGCAGTAATGGTAGACGAGAGCCAGCCCATCACCGCCCAATATCAGTTTTTTACGGTTTTGACCTGACTCTCTATGCTCTCACCCGCATCCTGCGCCTGCGAAACGCATTTGACGAGCTTTACATATTCCCGCGGAAGAAGCATGGTCTCCGCCAGTTCGTCAGCACCCATGACGCCGTAGCTGTCCTGCAGCTCCGCGTCTTTCAGATTTGGATACAGGACACATTCCTCAAGAAGGCATTTCACAAACAGTTCATTGTCCGTTTCCTGTCTTTCCTTTTTCGTTTCCGCATCAATCACGCGCTTTGAGCACCGCGTGGCGATGCGGTACATTTCTTTCTGATTCAGCACCTTGATGCGCCAGGGAACGGGATTCCCCGATTCGTCGCAAAACCTGTCGGAAATCACCGTTTCAAATTCTGTATACTGTACCGCGTTCTTTTTCAGGAACGCGGCCATGCTCTTTTCTGCCATAAATCCTCCTTACGCCATGCCGTCAAGGTCTTTGAAGGCTTCCGGCACTTCAAAATCCTCAAAAGTGAAATCAATATCCTGTTCCGCCCAGTCGCCGTCCGCATCAAAGGCGGCGATGGTGGCGCTGTCGAGATTGACATCCTTCAGAATGACCGTCTGCGGCCCCGCATTGGACGTCGGATCTTCCATGCGGACCTGCATATCGAAGTAAATATCTTCCCCGCTGTCCTTGTACTGCTTCACCAGATTGGTAAACCGGGACGTATTGCTGTAGATGGTCATGCTCCCGGTGCCGTTCCAGTTCGTCGTCTTATGCCCGAGGCCGGATTTCCCGAGAATCGGCACCTCGACTTTGTTTTTCTCCACCCGAGCTTCCAGCGTTTTTGCCTGGAGAAGCAGCAGGCGTTCCCCATTGATGGTCACATAGCAGGACGCCATGCGGGCGCTGATGACGTCCCGCGCCTGCATGGTTCTGATTGCATCAGCCATAATTCATTCCCCTTTCATCAAGCGATAATGATGTTCATATACAATTTCTCCATACACATCACCGGCTGGATGGCGTATTCGGAGAGCACCACTTCTTTGGACTGTCCCATGGTGGGAATCGGTACGTCGTCCGAATTGAAATTCGTGATGGCGCGGATGCGCTGCATTTCCTTTTCATACGCCACGATGTCGCCCCAGAGCGCGGTGCGGCCTTCTTCATCGTTCGGTTCCTTGCCGAGATAGGTCTGATTGAAGAGACGGGCAATATCGATGGCGTGCTGATCCAGTACGCGGATGACCTGATTACTCGAAAAATCCTCGTTCTTCGATTTGGAGAAAGATGTGAACGTATTGATGTCGCGGAGAATATTCACATCGCCTACGATGTCCCCGTCCACCGGGTCCGTCACGCGGTGGAAAATCAGCATGCCGTCGGTGATGGCTTTTTCCAGCTCCGACTGCTTGTAATTCGTATCCACCGTGAAGTCGCCGTCGTAGGTCTTATTCGTACAGGATGCATTCACGGCGCAGGAGGCTTCCTCACCGGTGACCCAGTACACAAGAGACGCCGGATTTTCGCCCTCATCGGTAACTTTGTTCTGGATGCTGATGACGCCCTCATAGTCCACGCCTTCTTTCCCCTGAATCACGAGCTGGAATTTGGCGCCCACTTCATCGCGCAGACGCTTTGTGAACTGGATCATGAGGTCCTGAATGGTGGACTCTGTGGATGCGCAGCCGAGTGCATTGAAATAATACGGCTCGATTTTGTCGAGGAATTCCTGATACTGCATGGCCGTCACTTCGCTGCCGTTCGTCCCGCCCGTAAGCGGCATCCCGGCGGTGACAGCCTCCGCAAGGTCGCCTTCTCTGGAAAAAACTACATAATCATTGTCTTCCAGCTCATCCCAGCTGCTGATTGTCTGCTTGTCCAGCGCAGTTTTCGTGTCCACGGCCGCCGTGCCGTCCGTCTTATTCTCCGTGAGGTACGTCGTCACATCATATTTCGTCTCATCATCGACGTTGGACTGTAATACGATGCTCAGATCGTTGCCGCGGATGCCGCCGTAACGGGCCGTAGCCAGGGTGCAGGTCGCTTTGACCGCGCCGTTGTTCAGACGGTAAAAATAGCCCGTCTGCAGGTTCTTGAAAAGATCCCGGAGTCCTTTGATTTCATCGGCGCTGTAGTCGTAGCCGAAATATTTCATCGACTCTTTCTGGAAATCCTCATTGGTTACCGTAAAGACTTCGCCTTCCGGTCCCCAGTCCAGCTCAAGCGGCATGGCGCCGTAGCCGCGGTCCGCCATATTGACCTGCGCGCGCACGCGGCTGGTGAAATTGATGTACGTGCCCGGAAGTTTTTTGTTTTCCGTGAGCCACGTCCCGCCTCCAAGTGCCATTTCTTATCCTCCTCAATTTCTTTTTTCCACAATCGGGCGCTTCAGAAAAGCGTCCAGCATGTCGTCGACTTCCTCCGTGGAATACAGGCGGCCGCCCGCAAGGACCACCGCCAGCACATCACGGCATTTCCTGTATTTCTTAGACGCGAGGAACTGCTCTTTCGTGTGCATCTTCGGAGCATCCCCCGCCTTTTTTGCTTTACTTTTCACTGCCATTTCCTGTCTCCTTTACGTGCTGCACCTGTTCCAGGACCTGCATCAGCGCTCCGCGGTCATGCGCCCGCAATACGCTGATCCGGTAGGAAAGGGTCATGTGCAGTTCATGATCCGTGACTTCATGACTCATCGCCTCCGCCCGGACAGGCAGACCGTCCCCATCGATATATTCCAGCGCCGGATACATCCGGGACAGCACATCGAGAATATCCCTCTGCTCCTCTCCGATATGTTCCGTCGGGAAATAGGTGACCATGACGACCGCTTCCAGCGTGTGCCGCCGGCCCCGCTGCTGGGTGAATTTCCCGGAAATCTGCCGGACATAAAAAGATGGCGTGCGAAAATCCTGCGGAATGGCATCTGCATACACCGTAAACCCGTCTCCGAATTCTTCCAGCAGCTTTTTCGCGATGCCGGCTGTCAGAAGCCAGGTATTCACATCATTTCCCATCCTTCATGTTCCTTTCGAGAAATTCACGAAACCGCGCCTTCGCATAGGCTTTTCTTGCCGATTCCGTAGCCGGTGCGGATTTTGTCATCATGAACTGCCCTTCTACCCAGCTCTTTTTCAGCCGCTTCCCGATGGCGGGCACATACTGGCCCGGCGTCTGCCGGTGGCCGTATTCCACATAGGGCGCATAGGTGACAGGATTCCGCACGCTTGTCAGGTATACCCGGCCGCGGCGCTCCACGTGCCCTGCATACCATCCCCGGCGGAGCGTTCCGCCCTGCGATACCCGCTTCAGCTTCGGCTGCCCCTTCTTCTGCCCGCGCTTGTATACGCCCACCTGTTCAAAGGTTCCTACGCCTACGGGCGTGCGCTTCTTCACTTCCCGCAAAAAGATAGCCGCCACACCGGCGGCCGTCTTCGCCATGAAGGCGCCTTTCTCCGAATTGAGGCCGTTCAATCTGGCCTGCAGCTTCTTGAGTCCGGAAAAATCCTTCTTCATGGCGTCTCCTCGTAGGCTTTGAGCGTGATTTCCTGATGCGTCGGATATAGAGCCGGCATCCCGGAAGACTTATACGAAATCACCCGGCCCGCCCTTGTCACATCGATGCGGCATCCCGGCGGGATCTCCACTTCAGGGGACAGGAAAAGCTTCACAGACTGCCCGATTTCAGGGGCCATATCGCCGGAAACGGCCGGAGACGATGCGAAGGACAGCCTGCATGGCACCGCCTCATACAGCGCCTTTTCCGCCGTTTTCGTGATGCCGGTCTCTTCATCCCGTACAGACTCATGGGAATAGACCGTGCAGGTATCCTCATAGAGTTTTTCCAGCTCTTTCCTTGCCCCGTCCCAGATCATTTGCAGCATGGATGAATCAGCCTCCTGTATCGGTTCAGGCTCGCCCCGTAGTTGTGAAGGATGGAAGAGACATACGCCTCATAATCCTTCCCGGAGGCGGCGTCTCGGAATGTGACTGTCGTATCCCCGAGCTTCACCGACTGCGCCTTCCCGCTGCCGGCGCCAGATGCGCCGAAATTTTCCGCCCGGTACATGTCCGCCGCCATGCGGTAAGCCGTGAAGGTGAGACCATCCGGCAGCGCGTCCAGATGGCAGTAGTTGCAGATGGTTTCCGTCACGCTGTCCAGGATGAACGTAAGAAGCGCATCGGACACATCCTCCGGCGCGCCGGTGATTTCCCGGAGCTTATCCGCCGTCAGCATATCTCAGCCCAGCTTGTGAACGAGCGCCACCATGCGGATGGCCTTCGGTTCGAAGACGCGCTTCCAGTTCGTGGCCGTTTCCAGTTCCGTATTGGACGGGGATTCCACATGTTCTTTGGATGCGTTCTGCCACGCGATGCCTCTCGGATGCAGGATGAACGTGCGGCGGTTGATGAGATAATCCACGCCGGAGCCCTTCTTCTTATCGCGGTCCGTTTCCGTCGGGACGAAGCCGACCGGATTGCCGTTGCCCAGAGCGAAAGCGCCCGCCCCGAAGATGTACGTGGTGTACGTGCCGGAAGACACCGGGCATCCGTCGTCCACAATGACGCGGCGGCCCTGATAGGTATCAAATTCCACAGAGTTGGAATCGCGCTCCGTGGTGATGAGATTCTGCTTCTTCAGGTAGGCTTTCGTTGCGGAGTGCATCGCCACGGCGGTGAGCTGGCCCTGCGCGTCGCCGAGAAGCTGCAGCGCATCGATGAACGCGGAGGCGGAAATATTGGCCTTTGCGCCGGTCTGCGAAGAAATATCCATCACATGGTCAGTCATGGTATCCGCAGCAAATACGCCCTTCAGGATATGGATGAGCGTCTTCTGCATGTCGCGCGCCCAGTATCCGGCCACCAGATTGGCGATGGCCTGCATCGGATCGCTGCCCGCAAGAGCGGCGGAGAGGTCAGTCGCGCTCCACATGGCCGCGCGGCGGATCGTGACGGACACATCCTTGCTGGACGTGATTTTATTGGCCGTGAGGTCCGCGCCTTCCACCACATTCTCCGATTCCCCCGTCAGGTCTTCGAAGAAAGGCATATTGTGCATCGGGGCTGCTTCGGATGCGAGGCGGTCAAATTCCTTATTGTTGCTCACAATGCCGCTCTGGTACAGCGCGGACAGCTCCATCGTTCTCTGAATCACATAAGGATTGAAGATTTCCGGGACGATGACGTCAGAAAGAGTAGTTCCTGCCATTTTTCATTCTCCTTTTCAAATGTTTACGCCCGCAGCAGACGCCATGGCGCGGGCCTGCTCCGGATTCTCACGAAACATTTTCCCCTGCTCCGTGAGATTGAACGAATCTTTTGCAAAAGGATTTCTCTGCGGGTCGCCGCCGCCTTTCGGCTGGTAGCCGCCTCCGGGGCTTCCCTGCTTGAAAAGAAAACCTTTGCTTTCCTTGAGCGCCTTGACCTGTTCGTCAAGACCGGTGATTTTTCCATCCTCACCGAGGATGAGCTTGCTTTTGTCGATGAGCCCGGCCACGATGTCCGTATCCTGCGCATCTTTCGACACCGCCAGCTGGATCGCCGTATTCATGCGGAGATCTTTCATCTTCGCTTCATACTCTGCCGCGGCCGCTTTATTCTTTTCCTGCAGGTCCTTGATCTGCTGTTTCAGCGTTTCATTATCCCCGGCGCTTTTCTTCAGGCCGTCCAGCTGCTTGTCTCTGTCAGCAAGAGACGTTTTGAGGCTGTTCTTTTCCTCGTTCACCTCATTGAAACGAGATTTAGGCACATATGCGCCGTCCAGAAATTCTTTGACCGCCGCGGCGGCGTCCGTTTTCTTGTCGTCTGCAATGCCCAGTTTCTTCAATAATTCTTCAGTCGTCATATTTCCTCCGGTTTTTACCGAGGTTTACCTTCCTCGATACGACGTGTTCACCAATTCAAATCAGGCGTCTCCGCCCGCTGCCGCGCCGGTCCCCTCGTCAGAGCCGGCGTCATCTTCGGAACCTGTTTCGACAACGTATTCCTTGCCGCTCTTGCAGCATTCCTGAATCATGCGGACAATCTCATATTCGGTCCTGTCCTTCACCGCAGATACGGGGAAATCCTTGCCGAACATATCAATATATCTAAGCAGCCACGTGTACATCCCATCACCTCCTTTGCAAAATGGGTACAAAAAAAGCACCCTTTCGAGTGCCTGAAAAACATTAACAAAACCTTGACAACAAATACATGATAACTCCTGCCACAACAATCCCAACAGAAGGCAAAATAACGCGCTCCCATTTCCATGCCTTGTTAATCACTGTAAATATAAGATTGCCCATGATGCCAGAAATGGCCACTAAAACCATTCCAATTATGGTCGCAAGTCCAATCAGCGCAGGAATGTTTTCTGCGCTACTTACCGCATCGAATGCTTTTGCTGCATAATTAAATCCGCCCAGAGAAGCCGTAATGATAGAAGCGAAAATACCAAGTATGGCTATGTAATTTCTCTCAGTTGATTGCAGCCCTTCCTTTATTTCTTTCCCTAAAATTTCCTTACTCTTTTCTATCTCTTGCCCCATTTCTTTCCCTAAAATTTCCTTACTCTTTTCTATCTCTTGCCCCATTTCTTTCCCTAAAATTTCCTTACTCTTTTCTATCTCTTCGTCAAATATTTCTTTACTTTGTTTTACTGCATTCTCGGTAATTTCCAGCATTTGAATCGACGCAAGATGAATATGGTCATTGATTTTTAATATGATTTCCCGGCATGTATCCCGATCTTCTTTCTCCGTAATTTCTTTCTCAAGGATTGTGCTTTCTTCACTCCCACAGACATCATCTACCAATTTTTCAATATTTGTAAGCATTCTCCCGCGCATTTCTTCATTGACCATGAAAAAATCCTTCGTAATGTCAAAATATGGAATTCGTCCCATATAGGAGTCCGACTTCATAAAGCACCATATAGCATGTATGGATTTTTGCCCGTCATATTCCGTACTTGAGATCTGAAATGAACGGATTATTTTACTGACAAGATTCTTTCTCGCTTCAATGCGATTAGATTTCTTGCCGGTTCCTTTTATCCCGGTCCCCTCTATCAAAGAGGCATCTACCAGTATTTCCTTATTGTCCATCAGCAAACCTCTTCAAATCCTCTATTGAAATTTCATTGTTTGCGTTCGGTTTATAATTGTCTTTCCATGGGGACTGGCGATGCGTCATAGAGACCAATTGCGTCGTGGTATATTCTGATAAAAGATCCACCACTTCTTCGACAATTTGTCTATCTACAGGATCATCAAATCTAATAAACGGTTTTTCGAAATCTGGTATTTCACCCGCCCCGAAATATTTATATCGATGATACGCTTTGGGTACAACCGGCCCAAAATCCCATGCTTCTATCGGCTCTCGGAAGCATCTCTTCCCTTTTATCCTTAGAAAATATGCCTGAATAAAATACAAAATTTTCTGGAGGCGTAGATTTGAAATTCCATAGTTTTTCTGATTGCTATAGTGCACAACATATTTGCATATATCCAACACATTATACATATCTCTTCCCCCTCCCTGTTCTGTTAATACACCTCATTTAAATAGAAAATGCCCGTGAATACGGGACTTTCTGCATTTTTATTATAAATCCCCCCTCATTGCGGTGCAAATTGAACTTTCACGATTCATCAATCAGCCAATACAAAAGCCGCCTGCTCAGGCAGACGGCCTCAAAATATCAGATGACGTTATGCGTTTGCATCTTCCATGAAGAATAGACAACGCTTATTTCCATTCGTTACTTCATATGGCTTATCAGGGCCAGCCCCATCGTTTTCCGGGTACATCAAGCAATTAGCAATTTCCGGGCTCCTGTCCTTATATCTCCACCGGCATTTGGCACAAGGACCGGTGAATGGATCACTCTTCCATACTTCCTGCGCATGTTCCTCCCATTTCTTTTCCCATGCTTTCCTTTTTTCTTCGCTCCATTTCGAGCGTTCCAGTTCATCCGCGTCCATCACGCGTTTACATCTTCTATGAAAAATAGACAACGACGATTCCCATGAGTAACGTCATACGGCTTTAACGGACCCGCCCCGTCATTTTCCGGATACATTAAACAATTGGCAATCTCCGGATTTCTGTCCTTATATCTCCACCGGCATTTAGCGCACGGGCCGGTAAATGGGTCACTCATCCATACTTCCTGCGCGTGTTCTTCCCATTTCTTCTCCCATGCTTTCCTTTTTTCTTCGCTCCATTTCGAGCGTTCCAGTTCATCCGTGTCCATAGCCGTCACCCTTATTTTGACTTATAATTCTCCGTCGAGCCCGTCCATTCCGCCGGGTCCTGTTGGAAGGTATCGTATCCTTCTTCTACATGAATCTCCAAATCCACAAACAGCTTCCTTTTCCCGCCGTCCGTTGCATCCTTGCCCCAATAGATTTTTGTGATTTCATACAAACCGCCACGCTGCAGGATCATTTCATTTTCACCTTTTCCAAAGGCTCCCACGCTCGAGGCATACAGCATCTGTGCTCCTTTCGGCGCATAGATGTTCAATTTCATCGGTCTCCGATTAAATTCGGCACCGCCGCCTTTATTGACCGCAGTTGAAATAAACTGATAAATCCTGAAATAATTACCAGAAAACTGCTGTAATTCCTTATCGCTCATCTTCTGCAATGAACCATACGGAATTTTCAAAAGGCCTTCCAGCGTAGCAAAATTCTGCCCCGATTGCAGCCATACGTCTTTGTCGTAGGTGGATTTGGCAATGAGAGAAGTCAGGCCGCGTATGGCCTCGCCTTTTCCCTCGTAGTTAATCCATACCTTCTTCGGCCCGACATAGTATCTTTCCTCCCAGCCGCTGCCCGATTCATAATAGGGCTTGCGGAATCCGGCAAGAGGTCGGTTATGTCCGCCGGAGCCTTGTGTGTACGTATAGAATCCGTTTCGCTCCTTTTTCGTTGCCTGCTTATGAAGTTTGACGGCCGGCGGGTCGAAGTATTTATCCGCTGCCGGAAATCCGCCGTGCTTTTCATCAAACCAGAGCGCTTCCCGTTTCCTTTTTGCGGAATACGGGTTTTCTTTTATTTTACCACCATTCAGGTGCTTTTCTAACTCGATTCTCGCATTTTCGAGCTGATTTTCTGCGTCTTCGAGCTGTTTCTTCTTCTCGAAGAATTCAGCGCCCAGCCGGTCAAATTCTTTCAGATCGCCGAGAAGCTTCTCGAATTTCTTTTTCTCTGCTTCCGACAGCGCCTCAAGAATTTTTTGCTCGAAGTATTCCTGCTTCGCCTGAATGCGGTCCCGTCTGTCTTCCCAATCTCCGAGAGATACCGGGTCCCGCCAGATATTCTCATATTCTTTATCCGGCATCGCATCCAGAGCGTCTTTCGCCTGCGTGTAGTGCTCTGCCGCGGCGGAAACGGCCTGCTCGAGGATTTTCTTTTTGAAGTTGAAGAGATATTCTTTCTGCCACGCTTCCGGAGATTTCTTTTTGTCCACGTAGACCTCTTTCCAGTCCTTGTAAGACATTTCCCCCGGTACGTAGGCGGTCTTTCCTTTTTCGTCTCTCGCGGCGCGGAGGCCGTCCGGATTTTCTCCCATGTACGGCACGGTGCAGCTCCGGCACCAGCAATGGAGGGGCGGGGCAGTGACGCCCGGCTGGAAGTCTTTCATGGGGATGATTTTCATGTCCATGCTGCGGCAGATGTCCGATGTGCGGCGGTCCAGTGTGGCGATGAACTGATATTTCTCCACGCCGAGCTCTTTCATGTTGTCGAGCTCGCCCTTTGCCGCGAAGAATGCCGATTCCGTCGCGATGAGCCGGCCGGCATTGGACAGGGATACGCCCATGCGCTTTGCAAACCGGCGCACGATGTCGTCCTGCCGATCGCCGCGGATCAGTCCCTGTGTGAGCTCATCCTGCAGGGTGCGGAGGAGCCTGTCCTTGTCCCGCCAGATGCGGTCGGAGAAGTTCAGCCCATCCGCTGCCCACGGCTTTTTGATGACCGCATCGACGGCGCTTTCCGGGATGGATGCCACTTCGAAGCCGGTGTGGAATCCTTCCTGCATGGTATAGGCAGTCTTGTAATAGGCATCCTGATAGATGCGGCGCATGGCCGCGTCCAGCCCGTCGAGGTAATTTCCGTAAAGGGATTCCAGATGCTGCTGAATCTCAATCTTGAGGGCTTCCAGACGGGAAATGTGGAACCGCGCCGAAGCGTTTTCCAGCTGTTTTGCCCAGTCGGCGGAGATGCCGTTTTCTTTCCCGTGCTTGATGTAGTCTTCCACGGTCCAGCGGAATTCTTCCAGCTCGTCTTTTTTCAGCAGCTTCTTCGCGTCCTGCAGGGACATCTGATTATTCTCTGCAAAGCGCTGATACCAGGCGGCGATGTCCTTGTCGATGGCGCTCTGGGCGCGGCGGAAGCTTTTCTCCGCGTCGTCGTAATAATCCATGCCGTCTTTCAGCAGTGATTCGTTGAGCGCTTCAAAACGCTTTTTCCAATAATCCTGATTCGGCATGGCGATCTCCCTTTATTTCTGATTTCCCTGATTCTGATTTCCGAAGGAGCCGCGGTAGGTGTCCACCTCCCCTGCGGCTTCTTCTTTTTCTTTCCGGATTGCTTTCTCTTCGGCTTCCGGATCGTCCACGAAAGGATGATTCTTGAGGATGGTCTTTGTGGAAAGAATCCCCACGGATTTGCTGCACATGTCCGCCAGCTCCGAATCGTTGCGGATGGCGGTGCGCGTCCATGTCTGGATGACGTTTTCCGGCTCCGCGATGCCCGAAATACGGCAGATGGACCGGATAAGTTCGTCCAGGCCGAGGCGGAATTCGGTCTCCATGAGGCCGGATTTCAGCTCAAGCAGGGAATACATGAATTTCATCGCTTCCCCGGAGGTGCGGTCGAAGGACCGTTGCTGCGGGTCCACGCCCTGCCCCATATCAAAGATGGCTTTCCGCGTGAGTTCCAGCAGCTTGTCACGAGCCTCCACGGGAATGTCGATGGTGAGGGTGGACACGCCGGATTTGTCGCCGTCTCCCGTGGACTCTACCTGAATGGTCTTGTAATATTTCAGGTCGTCCAGGAATCGCCGGGTATCTGTCCCGCCGTAATTCGTCAGCACGAGAATGACTTCCTGAATATCTTCGAGGTCGTCCACAAAGCCGGAGAAGGTCTTGTCGTAGGCGTCGATGAGATCCTTGATGCGGTCCAGATCGGAGCTCGACCGCCCGTTATTGAGGAACGGAATGAATGGCACCGCTCCGAGCCCGTGCTGATAGACGTTTGTAGGTTCTGCTATGCCGTCCAGCACGACGCTGAACCGGTCGAACGGCATAAACAGGTCGTCTCTCTGCTGATAGACTTCTACCGTTGTATCATTCCAAAATTCGTAGATTTTCCATTCTTCGCCGGCGTCGCTGACGGTCCGGTAGCACCGCATGGCCGCCGCCAGATTGGCCTGCAGGTCATCAGTGAATATGGGATAGACCTGAATGGAGGGTATCGGCATCCACTGGAAATTCCCGCTTTCGTCCCGCCAGTAATGCGCCCATGAAATGCCCGCGTTGGAAGCGTCGATGCAGAGTTTCTTGATTTTCTTTCCGTATGCATTTCCGAGCGCGGCGCGGATTTTCTGATTCGCCGTTTCGTTTCCCACGTCGAAGGTAGGCGGCGCGGTAAAGAGATAGCTTGCCTTCTGATCCACAAGCAGCGCATGGAAATTGAATGCGATCCGATTGTCCGCATGGCGGAGGATATTCTTGCCTTCTTCTTTACAGTCTGCTTTCGCCCGGCGGAATTTGATGTCGTTCTTTCCTGCATAATACCGATAGGCGACGGCCATACGCTCCGCTTTCTTTCCGCGAAGCGCGTCGTATTTAACCGCCAGCTTCTTTGCTTCTTCCAGCTCCATGATTTTCTCCCCGTATGTAAATTGGCAGGCGCTGCGCGGTTTGAACGCGTACAGGCGGTTTTGGAGACCGCCATGCTCCCATTACATCAAGCGCCCATGAAAAAGGCTCCCGCAAGGGAGCTCTTGTCTGTTCACCACTTCATGACCTTCACGCCGCCGCGCTGCATATCTTCCCGCATTCCGTAGCGGCAGGCGTCGATGGCGTGATTGTCTTTATCCGGGTACGCGCTGATGAACTGCCCGTCCCGGTTTCTTTCGTATTCATAGCTCACAAATTCCCGGTAAGCATTCGGGCACCGTCTCTTGTCTATGACGATGGCGTCAAGGCTCTGCAGCCACCGGATGCCGTAATCCACGCTGTCCGGGCCTTTCTTCGCGCCGTACATGCGGAAGCCCATATCCCGCATCTCCGCGATGCTCTTCGGCTCCGCAGAATCCGCCCAGATGACGGCGGACGGCGTGATTTTCTTTTTCATCATCTCCGCCGCTCTGGAATTTGTCAGTTTCGGCTGGTAGATTTCATCGAAAATATACAGTGCCCCATGCCGCGCGTCGTAATGCATGCAAAGGAACGCCAGCGGGTCTACCGCGAAGCCGAAGTCGAGGCCGTACCGCCGTCTGTCAAAATGGCTGATTTCTTCATCGGTGATGGCCCGCTCCTGCACATTTTCGAAGACGGTGCCGCCGGTGCCGGTAACCTCTCCGAGATATTCGTGACGGTAGGCCCGCTCATTCCGCTGCCGCAGTCTGTCCGCATCTTCGAGGAACTGCGCGCCCAGCCAGTCAACAGGAACGCCCCGGTAGTCCGAATGATGAAACAGCCGGTCCGGATAGTCGATGAGCATTTCCTCATTCACCCAGTTAT